ACTACCTCGAAGATTGCCGAGAGTGCATGATTCGAGACTATTTGCGTACAGGAGAGTATCACAAAGTTCTGGAAGACTTAATTCGAACGGATCAAATTTGTTGTCGCTGGGCCAACACAGTTCATCAATTAGTAAACCATACCGTAGTGGAACTATTTGGTAAATTCTTTTGTTTCTCTTATTATAAAGACCAAATGCACCACAACGACGTCCATAAGATCGCAGCCAATATCTTAGCAGATCCGGCTAGGATATGCGCTCAAGAAATGCAAAAATTCTTGACAGTTACCTGCAGCGACCGAGGTCACAGTGCTCAAATTGATGCTATCAAAATTTGCTGCAACAGATTTCATGAAAAAGAGCTTGGTTTTGCAAAGGAAGCCATGCGCTCATTGGATGATGTGAAAGGAAACAACATCCAATCTATAACCCCATACGTTCCTATGGGGCCAATTAATTTTCAACTTCCAGATCCCCCCAAAAAGTTCGAATTCTTCATTCGAGCAGCTATTTCTTCTACAGCTCCAGAAGATTTAGAATTAACTCAGGACTGTTTTATTTGCGTAGATAGTGATAACGCTCTACCCATTTCAGATCATGAATGTTTGTGTGTCAATAAAGAAGTTCACTACGGCTGTTTTAGACAGTGGCACGCAGCAAATAGAACCGGTAAATGTCCTAAGTGCCTTTCCCCTTACGTTCTTCCAGAAAATCCATTAGCAGATGAAATCACAGGAAGTGCGATTACTGGAGGGGAATTGGATAACATAAAGGCAAATGTTAAGAAAATGGAAAGAGACATTACATACTTGCCCGGGGATCCAGTCAACTTTGTGAACGCCTATGCGGCGGTCATCCGAAGACTTAAAATCACACAGGAAATAGACCCACCAAATTTCCTAAAGAGGAAGACATATGAAATGAATATGCCTAAAGATTCCTCATCTGGTTTGTGGTTCAATGATGTGGTTGAACAAGGGGTGCATGTCACCCGCAAACCAACAAAAGGGCAGGTCCACTTTGCTGCCTGTAACCAAGTGTATTGTAAACTATGGGATATTAGAGAAAGCTTAGCTGCAAGAACTTTCAGACCGGGAGAGTTCGCCAATTGTATGCCCACTGTTCAATATAGCATTGCTTTTAAAGTTGAGGCCAAGAAATTAGAAGAAGAGGCTGAATACATTAAAACCAAGAAAGGAAAAAGGTATGCCGCACCAAGTCAAAGATCTTTCTTCATACCTCCTGGAAAGAAGTTCTTTGTGGACAAAATTATGCTTCTCCCTGCACACAAAAGACTCTATGGTAGAGCTTGGATCATGGTAGGATTTAAATGGCAGAGAGGCGGGGCCAGAAGACTTTTCAGATACCTTCATGGGAAATTGCCAGGAGAAAAACAGACACACTACTATATGGAATGGGATCTTCGTGGAATGGATCAAAGTGTCAAAGCAATCCAAATTATCCTCAATCTATGCATCATGTTGCTTATGTTTGTTGGTTCTCTAAACAACAAATATGATATGACAGATGAAATATACACACTACAGCAGATGTTGTTCTGGTCTGCTGATAATAGTGCTGTACATGATGTTAAATGGTTTGGGGAGTATGCCTGGAGAAGAGTTACAGGTATATTGTTCTCAGGAGAATACTTCACTAGTATGAGTAACACGATTACCAGTGGTGTTGTATTTACAGCATGGTTGTTTTGTGTAAGATCCCAACTCGTAAAATACATGGAACAATTTCCAGTTCGAGCGCATTTGCATGAGAGGTTCCTTCAGGCATTAGAAACATATATTGAAGAATTTTGTGCACAAATGTTTGGAGATGATGGTCTAGCTGCTGTTCCAATAGCTCTAATGAAATATCTCTGTTTATCACGTAAAGTCAGGTCAAAGGCAGAGGGGTTCGTTGAGTCTTATCCGTTCCTAAAGACTTTTGAGGACTTTCTAACTGAAGACTGTGACATGATGCTAAAATTGTCAGATTCGGCTGAATTTCGGCATCTACTAACGGAAGTAGAAGACGATAAACTTGTCAAGCTAGGGCCCAAGATCCTCAAAAGACACTTCATAATTTTGGAAACCGTAACCAATGGAAAAGTGTCTACTACTATAGGGGCTTGGAGACCATGCCATGTCTGGAAAATTGCTCTTCCCACCTTGGCTGTAATGACCTACTCTCAACAAGTTTTACGACTTGTTGGTCATTTATGGGATACCCAAGGCACCAACTATAGACAGTATTGTATGGTAATGAAACAAATCACGTGGACTTTGAAGAAAATCCCAGGCGCTACAAATATGAGAAACTTTGTTGCCTATATGAAGACACTACATGATTACCACACAATGAGACACATCAGAGACCTCCAAAATAGAATGGAAAGACTTTGTGGTGATGGAAACTTTGGAGACCAGTTTTATGAATTTTTATCAGAGTTGCCTTCATTTCCTCACTTATCACATTATTTCCTCGCGGAAGACTTAAGCTTTCACCCTCCTGAGCCAGCTTACTCATGGGAAGACTACCAACGAATGGGAAAAACTTAAGACTTTATCCTTTTAAACTTTAATGTTAACAAA